AAGGGTAGCTCAATGGCAAAATTACTAAAAGGAAGTTTAAAGCCTCGTACAAAGGGTACAAAGGATAATCCTCTGACCGCATACGAGAAACAGCTTGTCAAGAAAAAAGAAGAAAAGAAACAGACAACTGAAGATGCGGTCTTTAAAGTTAGGGCAGGCAGGTTTGGTGAGGACAGTGACACGCTAAGTGATATCGCAGACGCATTGAACGTAACTCTCAAGTCTTTAGAAAAAGAAAACCCACAGATAAAAGACTTGAATAAAATAAGAGAGAATCAAGTAATAAATATTCCCCTACGTAAACAGACTTTCTTTGAAAAATATATAGCAGGCAAGAAGACAAAGCCTCCAACAAGGAGAGTGCAGTCAGTCGATGGTACGGCAGCTAATCTAGCTGTAAAGAAGGGTGCTGAAGGTGAAGTGTATGAGGGCATGTCTAAGAGGGACATGGCAAAAATAACACTAGAAAAGAAAAAGGGTGGCATGATAAATCATAGAGGCAGACCCGCATCACGTTCGTCGGAAAAGAATGGTTGAATGGCCTAAAGAAATGCCTGAAGAAAAAAGCCACGAGGCAGACCCAAAAAAGACCCTGAAGCTCCCAAGGCAGTATACAACCTGTCTAGGAAAGAACGAGCTAGACGCGCTCTACAGGCACGCGTTCGCAAGGCAGAGAGTTCTAAGAAGAAACTACAGAAGAAGTCAAAACAGAAGGCTGAATATGCACGGGTGCTGAAGAAGAGTGCAAAGAAAGTAGAATCAGCCTTGAACCAGAAGGGTACGCGTGTTATAGACATGGACGACGTATCCAACTTACCTTCTACTGTGAAAGAAATAATCGATGATGCACCCATTATATTCAAGCCGAACGAAGGCCCTCAGGAAGAGTTTCTATCTGCGCCAGAGCAGGATGTTCTTTACGGTGGCGCGGCAGGGGGCGGCAAAAGCTTCGCTCTACTGGCTGACCCTCTCAGGTATTGCCACAACCCTAACCATCGCGGGTTACTACTCCGTCGTACTCTTGATGAACTAACAGAACTTATAGACAAAGCCAAACAGCTATACCCCAAGGCGTTCCCCGGAGCGACCTTCCGAGAGTCGAAGTCAACGTGGGTCTTCCCGTCTGGGGCAACCATGTGGTTCACCTATCTCGACAGAGATAAGGACGTAACACGTTTCCAAGGACAGGCTTTCAACTGGATAGGCATAGACGAGATAACCCAGTATCCTACCAGCTACGTCTGGGACTATCTAAGGTCACGTCTTCGTAGTACAGACCAAGAGCTACAGAAAAACCTCTGTATGCGTTGCACAGCAAACCCCGGTGGTGTTGGTGGCTGGTGGGTCAAGAAAATGTATATAGATATAGCGGAACACAACAAAGCGTTTCCCGCTGCAGATTTAGAAACAGGCAAACCATTCCTATGGCCTAAGGGGCATGAGAGAGAAGGGCAAGCCTTGTTCTATAGAAAATTCGTACCTGCCCGTCTCACAGATAACCCCTATCTGATGGCAGATGGACAGTACGAGGCGATGCTCCGTTCTCTACCCGACGTTGAGCGTCGTCGACTATTAGAAGGAGATTGGGACGTTGCAGAGGGTGCGGCATTCCCAGAGTTTTCAAGGAGCAAACACGTTGTCGAACCATTTGATTTACCCACTAACTGGCCTCGAATACGCGCAGCAGATTATGGTTATGCGTCGCCTTCGTGCGTTCTGTGGGGTGCTATTGATTGGGACAATAATATTTGGCTATATCGCGAATTATATGTAAAGCACTTGACAGCGGAACAGCTAGCCGATAAAATATTAGAAATGGAGGAGTTAGACCCTCTACCTCACTATAATGTCCTAGACTCCTCATGCTGGAACAGGACAGGCTTCGGACCTTCGATTGCAGAGACTATGATGCGTGCTGGTGTTAGATGGACACCATCAGACAGAAACAGACTGCAAGGCAAAATGGAATTACACAGAAGACTAGCGGAAGACCCCTATACCAAAGAACCACGTTTACGCATCTTCTCCACTTGTAAACATAGCGTCGCACAGATGTCAGGCATTCCGCTGTCCAAAACCAATAGTGAAGACGTTGATACAAAAGCTGAAGACCACGCATACGATGCACTCCGATATATGGTTATGACACGCACAAGTGGTTATACATCCATACACAAAACTTTGCAAGGTATAAAAGACCAAGCATTTCAACCCTTTGATGCTACTTTCGGATACTAGATGGCACTTACAGACATAGAATTAGCTCAGAAAGCAAAAAATGGTACGTTCACTTTTGGTGAGGCGATAGAGTTTGCTAAATCAAAGGGTACTAAACTTCAAAGAACGAGAGCTAATGCTCTGATATCTGGTTCTAAAATAATGGGTATATCCTTAGATACCCCATACAAAGATTTAAGAAAAGACGACATAATAAAACTGTTTACAGTTGATGGTAGCCCTGATGCTAGCAGTCGTTCATATAATCTTCAACAGGTAGAAAATGTAGTTCGTCCTATTCTGGAACGGTATGGTGCTACAGGAACTATGGAGAATGTAGCAGAGGGTATTGAAGAGGCTATGTATCCTCGACTTGCGGGGGCTGAAGGTTTAGCAGGAACACAAAGAACTGGACTTGCTGGTGAACGTCCTATGCGAGGACTTTTACCAAAAGAAGAATTAGATAAGATTTACGCAGAAGCTATTCCTACGGTTGAGAAAGAGTACGGAAAAGCTACTGCAGATTTATTAGATTATCACAAAACTACAGCTAACAGACCTGAACAATTATTGGGATTAAAAAAATCTGATGTAAAAATAGCTGGTGACACAATAACAGTGAAGGGTAAACTAGTTACAAAGAAAGACCATAAAGGTCGCCCTGAACTTTCTTACAATATAAACTCTAGGCTTGGAAGCTTATTAAAGTCGAACTACGATACTTCTACTTCTGAATATTTGTTTGATGTTACAGACGCAGAATTTACGGAAGCGTTTAACAAGCATGTTAGTCCTAGATTAGAACCTTTTGCTGACGTATTACCAGCAAAAGAAAACAAAGTTAGAGGAATTGATGGTGAAACAATTCGTACCTATGAGCCTGTAACAACACCCTCTGCAATTAGGTCTATTATTCCCCGTTATATGACAGAACAGCTTAGTATAAATGAAAATTTTGTAGAGGGCATGATGGGTCACGTCAATCCTTCTACATTAAAAAAGTATTACACAGGTTTTGTACCACACAAAGATTTAGTTAAGTTAATTGAAAATCCTATAGATTTTGCTGGGGGTGAGTTTAGTAAGTCTAACACATCTCAAGTAAACCTTGACTTAATGACCCCCGAACAGAAAACACAGATAGCTGAAGAGCAATCAACTACTATTATAGCTGAAGAAAGAGCTAAACAAAGTACAGCTGCTAACATAGAGGCAACGAATACTGCAGAACGCACCGCTACTCTAGCGGCTATCACCCCAGAACAAATTCAAGAAGCAAGAGATAACGAAAGGGCTTTGGAAGAAGCTAAGATTGAAGGTAAAAAAGAGGCTAGACAGAAAACAGTAGCACAACCTGACCCCACATCTGTAGAAGATTTATCTCCAGAATTACAGGAGAAACTAAACAAAGGCGGTTTTGACTTTAGTAAGTTTATAGGGGACATAGGTAAAACAATCAAACAAGTTGCTTTACCAGTTAGTGTGGCAACAGCCACAGCGGCAAAAAGTATGCTTCCCACACCTGTTGAGAGTGCAGTAATGGGAATAATTGACCAAGAAAGCATGAAGAAAGCAGGGGAAATAGGCAAAAATATAGGACGAAATATTAGCGGTCAACAGGAAGGTATAATCCCTGCTTTTGCGGAAGTAATGGGAGTTGGTACAGAGATGGTTACAGGTGCAGTCGCTGATGGAGGAGAAGGTAATCTACAGACTGCAAGTTTTCTAACAAATCCCGGACTAGGTGTAGCATCAGCTACCATAAGGGCTATCAGAGGGGATAAGGAAACCCCCCCTGCTGATGATATGTACAGAGGTGGTTTCCTATCTAACTAAGGAGAATAACATGCCGGGCAATAATTATAACTACGGTGCTTCTTACATCATGGGTGCAGACAAGACTTCAGTCGATGCCAACATGGGTGAAACTCAACTAACTCGTCAGGGTTTAGAGTTTGATACTCGTGCTAAGACTGACGTTCTAACTGAGGACATGCCGAAGCAACAAACCAAGACTACCGTAGACCCATCCGTTATGAACATGGCTGAAGAACGCGATTACTAGGAGAAACCTATGACTAAAAAAATGTCTGCAGATGAGATGATTTCTCGCATCTATAACATGACTAGAGGTATGGTTTCACCTAGTTTTGTAAAGGCTGAAATGAAAACTCGTGAACCTAAGGGTGGTGTCACCAATAGAAAAATGGGTGGTAAAATACCTGCTAAGAAAAAGAAGTAAATATGTCAGAAGATAACTTCCTTCAACCTGAAGACGATACCACCATCTCTCTTGTAAATCCTGAAGAGCAGTTTCCCGGACTTGCGGGGTATGTTCAGGCTAAGTACAAAGAGGCTGAGACAGGACGGTATGCTCACGAGCAACGTTGGCTACAGGCATACAAGAACTTCCGTGGTATCTACGACTCTTCCACACAGTATAGAGAGTCGGAAAAGTCTAAGGTGTTCGTCAGGATAACCAAGACTAAGGTTCTTGCCGCCTACGGACAGATTGTAGACATATTGTTTGCAAACAAAAAGTTTCCGCTAGTGGTGCAACCAACTCCTGTGCCTGAGGGCATAGCAGAGTTTGCCCACATGGAAACACCCCTAGACCAAGCACAACAGCAACAACCCGACCCGTTTGGTTTTGCTGGGGATGGTCGACAGCTTTCACCGGGAGCTTTAGAAGCAGATTTTCTAGGTGGATTGAAGGAAGAATACGCTGGTCTACCACTAGCTGAAGGTCCATCCAAACTTGGAGAACCTCAGATAAGCCCAGCACAGAAGGCTGCGTTGCGAATGGAGAAAACTATCCATGACCAGCTTCTTGACACAAATGCGGTAAACGTCTTTCGTAAGACTATATTTGAGTCAGCACTCTTAGGCACAGGTATTATCAAAGGTCCTATGAATTTTTACAAGCGCATCCATCAGTGGAAGCGTAGTGAGGAAGGGCAACGAGAATACTCCCCCTATGAGAAGACTGTTCCACGAGTAGAAATGGTATCTGCGTGGGACTTTCATCCTGACCCATCTGCTACAAGCATAGATGACTGTGAGTACGTCATAGAACGTCACAGGTTTAACAGACAACAGCTACGTGCGCTTATAAAGCGACCCTACTTCAAGGCAGAAGCCATAGAAGAAACACTAGCTA